GTCAGGCATGCCGCCAAAGCTTCCGCCAAGGAAGGGGTCTACGCCGACGCCGACGCCGAGGCTGCCAATCCCGCTACCAGAAAGCATGCTCGTTCTCCTTCTCGGCGCTTCTCATCATGGCGTCGAAACCGTTACCGAACCGAGGGTCGACGCGACCGAAACCCCGGACGGGTAAACCTGGGGCTCATAAAGATTACGCCACCGGGTCCCATCATAAGCCTGGTGAACCATGTCCGTCGTGTTGAAGATGATCGACCCCGTGGCGAACTGGTTACTCTCCCTCCCGGCCTGAGTGTAATGGGCTGAGAAGGATGGGTCGAATGCCCCGAGGTTGATCTCAAGGACCCGGACCAGGCGGTTAAAGACGTCCGCCGTCACGGCCTGCCCCTGAGCCAGCGGGAGCCGTGTCGGGAGCAGCTTGCTCATCGCCTACCGCTCGGCTGGACGTCGATCCGGGTCGCGCCAAGGCGCCACTTGAACCCGCTCTGGTTTACCGGGTCCGCGTCGTCGTCGGATTCAAAGCGCAGGACGATCTGGCGCCCACGGGCGCGGACGCTCTTGAAGGTCGTGTTCTCAAGGATCTGGGACGTTGAGTCTGTGGTCAGCGTGTCCCCCGGGAAGTTGCGGCTCTTCATCACGATGTTCATCGCCGGGGTGCTTGAGATCCTGGAGTCCTCTATGAACGCGATGTCCGGGATCAGCTTCTTCACGAAGGCGAACTGCTCGCCGTCGGCGAGGTCTATATCGGCCGACTCGATGAACACCCCGGTCATGGGGCTGTCGTCGTCGTCGTAGCCGTTCTCGTGCTCGACGAGGTAGAAGTCTCCGCCCAGCTGCGCGCCGGCCAGCGGGAGGTCGCTGATGTCGGTGTCGATCCAGGCGTAGCGGACCAGCTGCCCGATCGACCAAGTGTCGTCCTGGTAGTTGTAGATCGCGTAGCGGCTGATCTCACCTGTCCCGTCCTCGATCGACGGGTAAAAGAACCAGACCTCGTTGAACTCGTTATTCACGGCCATGAAGCTCTTGAAGGCCTGGCTGAGGTCGAGGTCGTTGAAGACATACTCTTGAATCGGGCAGGTCAGGCGCTGGACCGAGCCATTGTAGTAGTAGAACCCAGTCTTAGAGGCGAAGAAGACCCCGTTCGGGGCGTTGATCACGGCCTTGGGACCTACCAGGCCAGCGCCCTCGTTGACGAGGTTGACGGCGAAGGTCAGCGGCGGCCCGATGAAGGTCATCGAGTAGAGGCTACTGTCCGTGAAGATCAGCACCTCCTGCCGGCTCTTGATCCCGCCCACGATATAAGAGCCGCTGGAGAGGCGCACAGAGCCCGCGGTGTTGGTCGCCGTGGGCTCAAACTCCAGCTCGTTCTCCTGGTCGGAGAAGGCCACGAGCATGGGGTCCACGATCCCGGTGCGCACGCCGCCTGAAATCGGATCCGCGCCCAGGACGATCAGGTGGCGGTCGGTCTCGGAGGTGATGACCTGGAGCCCGACCGTGGGCACGAGGTTCGCCCCGCTCGCGTCGGCGAGGATCTCCCCGCGGGTGTTCACCCCGCTGTTCTCGACCCAGCGGAAGATCCCCCCGCCGCGGACGTTCATGATCAGGTTCTCGCCGTAATTATCGTGGGTCCAGAGTCGCAGCTGGTTCAGGGCGCTGATCGAAGACGTCGACCCAAACCCGCCGGCGCCCCAAGTCCCGGTGCTCCAGCCTGAGCTCGACAGGTAGGTGTCCAGCCCGACGTTGACCTGGTACTCGCCCACGACAGAGGCGCCGCCGTTGCCGGTGTCGGACCCATCGGCCACCACCGTGGCGCCGCTCGTGTCCTTAGCCTCGATCTCGTAGGCGTTAGCGCTGATCACGGCCGAGACCTGATATTCCTGGTTGAGCACCGTGTCGGTGATATTCCCGCCGAGGGTGACCGCCCCGCTGAAGGTCACGAAGTCGTTGAGCTCCGCCCCGTGGTTCGTGTCTGAGACGGTGATCGTCGAGGACCCGCTGGTCGCGGAGAAGGTCACGTCGCCGGCTGCGGTCGTGTTCCGGATCGGGGTGACGTCGTAATAGGCGTCCCCTTCCTTGACGTAATACTTGAGCGTCGTGCCCACCCCGACGTAGAGAATCCCAGCGAGGGAGAGCCAGGAGTGGAGCGCGCGCGGGGTGCCGAGGAAGCTCTGGGTACCTACCTTCTGCCAGCCGCCAATCTTTTCCACCCGACCACGGCGGAAACGGACCAGGTTGCCATCAACCCAGCCCCCTTCGGCCGCATAGTCGGTGCTGTCCTTGACGATGCCAGGCTGGAACTCCAGCTTCGATAGCGGCATGTCGCATCACGCCAGGCGGATGATCGCGCCCGTCGCGGTCGGCGTCGGGAACACGATCGTGAAGTCACCCGCCGTACTGGTCTTGTCGCCGCCGAAATCAATCGCCGCCACGGCGGCGTTGGTCGCCGTAGAGTTGTAGATCAAGCACCCGCGGGCGGTGATCGTCGCCGTGGAGAAGGTCAGGTCGGCGAAGTCCACCACCGCGGTCGTGCCCGTAGCGAAGGGCGTGACGTTGGTGAGCGTGGCGCCACCGGCGCTGTAGCCCGTGCCCGAGGCCTCACCCGTCGTAGTGTAGGCGGTCGTGCTGGCACCCAGCGTCGCCGAGCTCGTGTAGAGCGCGAGGTTGAAGGTGTTTCCGCCGGTGGCGAAGTTGTGCGTGCCGACGAGCAGCTGCTGCTTGAAGCTCGTGCAGATTGCGGAGGTGATGGCCATTTCAAAGCTCCCGAATGATCTGCGCCAAATCGTTAACCCCGCGCGCCCTCATCTGATTGCTCAGGGTAACACGGTCTGAGCGGATGGCGTTCCGCATCTCGGCCAATATTACCCCGTAGATCTTGTCCCGGAAAGCAAGCGCCTGCTTCCGGATGTGGGGGTCGGCGTTGGCCGATATCCCGCAGATCTTGTTCGTAGCCTGCTCGGCCCAGAACTCGGGAGCGTGCCCCCGGTTCTGGGTCGTCGAGACCATGACGTTGCCCAGCTTCGGGCCAGACTGATCAGGGATCATCCCTTGTAGGGCTCCGGGGCCTTGGCCACCTTCACGAGCTCGATCTCCCGCTCCTCGATGACCTTGCTCAGCTGGGACCTCGGGCAAAGCACCCACTCGTCCTTGTGCGGCATAGCCACGATCGGATCGTCCAGCCGGTGGTAGCCGTAGAGGCGCTCGGTCACGCCCACGTTGCTGTCGAGCAGGCTCGACCGCGGCGAAGCCCCGATGCCGATCTCGTTCTCCAGGCACTTGGAGATCCAGAACTCGACGCAGGCCCGGCCGGCCTCGGCAAAGTGGAGGTTGTGGCTGTAGCTGAAGTCGACCCCGAACAGGTCGACGTGGGCGACCTCCTGCCAGTAAGCATAGGCCACCGCATAGGCCACGGTGTTATTTAGATATGCGCACCTGGCATAAGAGACCACCTCGGCGAGCGGGTACTGCACGGCGCCAGGCACGCGCTCGTCGAGCTCGCAGGTGTAAATAGGCCCCGGATGCACCGGGAGCAGCTTGCGCATGATCTCGGTCTGGTTGCCCGCGTCCTCGGTATCGAGGTAGCGGGAGGGCGGGTCGAGCATGAAGACCCGGTCACACTGGCGGTAGACCGCCAGCGCCGAGTTGATGCACCACACCTCGTCCCATTCCTTGCTGTTCTCTAGCCCGATCACGAAGTCGATCTGGGATGATCCCAGCGCGACGATCGCGACCTTCTTCCCCTTTAGGCCCGGATCCTTCTCCATCAAGACACTCCTGTCCTCAGCATGTCGTAGCGGTACTCGTCTCGGGTGCCGCGGCCTTCGCTGAGGTTCTTCATCCGGCCGACGGCTTCCTTGAAGCGAGTTTCTAGGACAGTGACCACATCGGGCGGCTCCTTGAGGAAGATCGCGCCTTCCACCAGGGTGCCGTACAGCAGGGCCTCGGGGTACTCCGTCGAGAGCAGGGTCGTGCCCGCGTCGCCACCAGAGGTGAGCGAGGCCGGCTTATAGAGGTAGTGCAGCTCGACGGCGTAGTCCGCGTCCGGGACCGGGGAGAGCTCAAAGGCCGTGTCATCAAACAGCGAGTAGTATTTTGGCCGCCCACGGGTAGCGGTGCCCGGGGCGTACTGCTTGATGAAGCTGGGGTGCTTAAACAGCAGGTAGCTGTAGCTGCTGTCGTCGATCACCGCCAGGCTGAACGGGGCGAAGAAGTCCGACGGCGTGGCCAGGAACCGATTGTTCGTGGACACGTTCGCCGTGACGTTCTTCCGCTGTTGGGGGAGCTGGACAAGCTTAAAGATCCGCGACTCAGCGTTCTGGATCATCTCGTCCAGGTTGCTGTTGAACGTGGTCTCGTCGACCTGCAGCCAGTCCTGCACAGCGGCCTTCAGCGTAGCAAGGGTGTAGCTCATGATGTGGTCACCTCCACCGCGCCGACAGTACAAGAAACTGCAAAAGTTTGCAAAATTGTGCCCAACTTACCATCCCCGACGTTGGTGTAGAGGAGCGGGTACGCGGTCAGGTCGTTGCCGTCCGCGTTAGGATCAGGGCGGGCGTTCTTGAGCGCCTGGGGATCCGCCGGGCTGGGCTTGCGCTCCAGCTGGGGGTGCTTGGGAGACCACTGGTCGGGCCCCACGAGGAGCCCGTCCCAGGTCTTCTTCATATCCTTGAGCCGATACCGGAACCCGGTAATGTCGCAGATCCCGTAGGCTCTCCTGTTAGACGCGAAGGCCATGGTCAGGCGATGTTGTAGCTGCGGAGGTTCGGGGCGATCCGGAAAGATGCCCGCTCCTCGTCCTGGGACAGGGCCCGCTGGAACTCTTCCTCGTACAGGGCCTTCAGCAGCTGCACCTTCTCAGGCGCGCGTTTGAGGGCCATGTAGTAGGCCAGGCCGGCCGCCAGACACGGGTAAAAGCGGAAAGGCACCTGCATGGTGTTCGCCGCCGTGTCCGCGTCATCCATCCGGGTCAGGACGTTGACGTAGACCGTGTAGGTAGAGCTCTTGTCGGGGACCGGCCAGACCGTGATCGTGGGCGTGATCTGCTTGTCCATCACGAACTGGTTAGGCTTCCCGGTCGTGCTCTTGGTCGCCATGTTGGCGTACTCGGCCCGGCTCATGCGGTTCAGCGGGAGATCCGTGGTCGTCCCGCTGACCGTCTCGCGAACGAAGCAATCCAGCACGTCGATGACGGCCGTGGGATTCGTCGCATCCAGGTTGTAGACCGCCGTGCCCTGGACCATGGCGATGCTGTTCTGCTTCACCGTCCACTGGTTCAGGCCACGGTTGGCCCACTCGGCGAGCAGCAAATTCAAGGACCGGCGGGCTGATTCAAGGTCGTAGCCCGTGCGGAGCTCTAGCCCGCAGCGCTCAAACGCTTCCTCGATGTAGTCGGCTACGTCGAGCTCAAAGTCCTTGCTGTTGCTGGTCGCCATTGCTCACCTCATTTGTGCCCGTAAAGGCCACACTTTTGGCTGGAGGGAGGACGCATCTTACCAGCTGGCTTCTGGTTCACCATGCCACCTTTGGCCATGCGCTTGCAGGCGGATCCGCCCATTTTGTAGCCCTTCATCTTCATGGCTGAGCCTCCTTCGGCTGCGAATGTTGCTACGTTAGTGGGCTTGCCGCCCACGCCTTGCTTCTTTGATCGCTTCCGCCGGACGGCCGAGGCGATCTCCTTCTCGCTCATGCTAGCTGCCTTTGATGAAGGCACGCACTTTGGATACCCACGATCGGAATCGCTCGCAGAGCTCCGGCCACACTGTTTGTAGCCACCACTCTTTTTCGGTGCTGAGATATCGACCCAGTTTTCTCCAAACCACTTGGTCAGCCCTCCTTTTCTCTTAGCCACGGGGCACCCGGGCCATCTTTTGCTTGCCTGGAAGCATGCGCCCAAAGCCCCTGGGCTTCACCAGCATGGTGTGGGAGTTGATCTCCCCGCCCTTAGCCTTGCCGTTGCTGTAGGTGCCCCCGAGCTCCTTGTAGCGCTTCACCAGGTAGCCCGAGGCGTAGGCGCTCGGCCATACGTCGAACTTGCGCTTGGCCTCAGCCCTGGCCTTCTTGTACAGGGCCGGGTTGCGTACATTTTTCGGTACGTCAGCCATAGCGCGCTCCTAAAGGATGCCGCCCACCCGCCCATACCGGGCGCGGGGAGAGAGGAGACGGGCGGGGGGCGGCAAATTCACCATTTCTTGCAGCTCCAGTATCGAGCCGAGAACTTGTCCTTCGCAGTATCGCAATTATGCCGCGCCCGGAAATTGCGTCGCCTCTCTGGGTTGCTCTTCTTGATCGTCATGTTCGGGTCGCCGAACCGCACCAGCTTGACCTCGTCTCCCTTCTTGGCCAGGACGGCGAACTTCTTGCTGCCG